AGATGCAAATGAATGGTTTGATATGTCTGGACTGAATAGATCTCCTACAATGTCATATGCGGTGCATACAAGAGAAGATAAGAAAGAATTGATTCCCGGTGTGGTTCATATAGATGGCACATGTAGAGTTCAAACAGTGGAGCAAGATATTCCTCATTTGTATGAGGTCATAGAAGAGTTTTACAAATACACAAAGGTTCCTATGGTCTTGAATACGTCATTCAATCTGGCAGGTCAACCTCTAGTTGAAACACCTCAAGATGCCATAGATACATGGAAGAAATCTGATATTCATGTTCTCTGGTTTCCAGAAGCAAGAAGGATGTTTAAGAGTTCATCATTAGGAGATTGATATGAGAATCTTAGGAGTAAATTTATCTAACAATGGTTCTATATGTCTACTCAACGATGGTGAGATAGAACTATACTTAGAAGCAGAAAGATTAACAAAAAAGAAAAGAGATTCTGATTGCACCAAACTTTTTGAGTTAGTAAAAGATATAGATAAGGTTGCTATAAGTGATGCCTGTTGGAATCAAAATAAAAAAAAGACTCTTATAACCACAAAGAATATTTCTACAATCAAAAAAAAGTTTCCTAACGCTGAAAGATATGATTTCAGAGACAGGCATCATCTTACACATGCTGCATGTGGGTTTTATAATTCAGAGTTTGAGGAGGCAGCAGTCATCGTAGTTGATTCAAGTGGATCTAATTTTGAAGAAGGAGACGAGTGTGAAACTATTTTTCATGTCAAACGAGGAAGAAGATTTCATTGGAAGGTGTTGCACAAGAGATATAATACTGTAGATAATTATGGTATAGGTCTTCAGTTTGATTTGGTATCAGAGAAATGTAAGTGGGGACGTATGGAAGCAGGAAAGGTCATGGGTCTTGCTCCATACGGAGAATATATTGAGGGACAATACTTAGCATCTAGTAATGAGAACGCTGCTGCTACTATACAAAAGGACTGGGAGGATAGAGCAGTAGAATTAGTCAAAATAGCAGCAAAAAAATGTAGTAATATTGTATTGACAGGTGGATGTTTTCTCAATGTTGTGGTAAACTATAAACTATTGAAGGAATTTCCTGATTTGAATTTTTATGTTGACCCTATTTCTTTTGATGGAGGAACTGCAATCGGAGCAGCATATATACTTCACAACAATCCTAAAATAAAATCTTACTAACATGCCAACTTATCCTGTAAAAAACTTGAAGACTGGAGAAACTAAAGAGATAGTGATGTCTATGAAACAATACGATCAGTGGAGAAAGGATAATCCTGACTGGGATAAAGATTGGTCACAGGGAACAGGAGGAACTGTCAGTGCTGTCGGAGACGTATACAGTAAAACAGATGGTGGATGGAATGAAGTTCTATCAAGAGTCGGGTCAATGCCCGGTTCAAAAGTAAAACCTCAAAAGACTACACATTTCTAATGCCTGCTAGAAAAAAGAAAACTTCCAATCAAGTTGGGGTAGGTATGACTGCCAAGCAACTCAAAAGAAAAAAACCTTATAACTCTGATATGATGATTCCGATCGAGGCATTGACCGAGAATCAAAAAAAATTATTTGCATCACTCGAAGAGGGTAAGAATGTATATACATATGGAGTGGCAGGAACTGGTAAGACTTTTGTTATTTTATATCATGCCCTCAAACAAGTCCTCGATCCTATAACACCATACAATAGAGTTGTTATAGTAAGATCACTTGTATCCACAAGGGAAATTGGTTTCTTACCCGGTGATCATGATGATAAGGCAGCACTATATCAAATACCATATAAGAATATGGTCAAGTATATGTTTGAGTTACCTACAGACAGTGATTTTGAAATGTTGTGGGGTAATCTCAAGACACAGGAGAGTGTGAAGTTTTGGTCAACTAGTTTTGTTAGAGGCACAACACTCGATGATTGTATTATGATAGTTGATGAATGTCAGAACTTGAATTTTCATGAGTTAGATAGTATAATAACAAGAGTAGGAGAGAACTGTAAGATCCACTTCTGTGGTGACGCTGCACAAACCGACCTCGTAAAAACAAATGAGAAAAATGGTATCCTTGACTTTATGAAAATACTTTCAGCAATGCCTGAATTTGATTCTATTGAATTTGGTATTGAAGATATAGTAAGATCAGGATTAGTCAAGAGTTATATCCTCAACAAACTTGCAATGAGTATTGATGTTTAATCATGTAGAGTGTGATCTTCCTGCACTATCAAGGAAGACTATCGATGGTGTTCGATACTATTCGGTTGATGATAGACCGATGGTATCCATCACTTCTGTTACATCATATTGGAATCGAGAGATTTTTAAAAACTGGAGAGCAAGAGTCGGTGAGGAGGAAGCAAACAGAATCACCAAGAGAGCAACTAATCGTGGTACAAAAACTCATGAATTGATCGAACACTTCTTACTTAATAAAGAGGTTGTACTAGACAATCCTAGCACCAAGATGTTATTCACTCAAGCAAAAAAAGAATTGAAAAATATAGATAACATCTATGCATTAGAGAAATCTTTATTCAGTAGAGAGTTAGGAGTAGCAGGAACAGTTGACTGTATTGCAGAATACAAAGGAGAACTTGCAATCATTGACTTCAAAACTGCAGAGAAACCTAAACCTGTTGATTGGATTGAGAATTATTTTGTACAAGCAGCAGCATATGCCTGTATGTTCTATGAAATTACAGATATACCCGTCAAGAAACTTGTCATTCTCATGACATGCACTAACGGAGAGGTGAAAGTTTACGAAGAGTATGATAAAATGAAATATATGAAAAAACTTGTCCAGTACATTCAATTATTTGTCGAGGAGAAACTAAATGAAATCCAAAAGTGAAGTCAAAGAGATACTCAAAAAGAACTTTCTTTGTTCAGAGAAGTTTGCTATGGATATAGAGAAACTTGTCAAGGAAAATGAGTCGATGAATTATATTGAGGCAATCTGTCACTACTGTGAGGAGAACAGTATAGAGATTGATAACGTCAGTAAACTCATATCTAAACCATTGAAAGAAAAGTTGAAGTGTAATGCCATAAATCTTAACTATCTAAAAAGAACTTCTAAAGCAAAATTCTCTATCTGAAATGAACTTTATTGGCATAGGTGGTGCTCGTCATGATACAAGTATTGCTGCATTGATTGATGGTGAGTTCAAATATAGAAAAAGTGAACGTTCTTTTGGAATCAAACATCATGCAGCAGACGGGAAATGGTACAAGTCTGTGTTAGATGAGTGGGGTATCAAGGAGAATGATTCAAAAATTGTTTACACTGATTCTGGAAAAAAAATGCTAGGTGTGAGAGTCAGAAAACCATACAACGACGAAGACTATATTATAGAGGGTAATAGAATTTGTATCGATCATCACACTGCACACATATATTCTGCCTTATCTGATTGTTCACAACATGCTTCCTTTGATGGTTTAGGATCAGGTGGTTTGCATGGTAGGAACACTGGTTTGACAATAACTTCTGATGGACAGAAAAGATATAAAGATCTATCTATTGGTAAATTTTTATCTTATATTGGATATATTATGGAGTTCAAAGGTCTGGAGGTAGACTTTCCCGGTAAGGTCATGGGTCTGCAGGCATATGGCAAACCTGATTTAGATTTAGCAAGACAGATCAATCAAGATAATATTCTCGATCTTTGTGCTGAGTGGATGCGTAGATGTATAGATCATGTCGGCACTCGTTATCTTAGTAAAGATCCAAAGTTCCAAGACTTTGTGGCAACTGTTCATAAGGCATGTGAACTAAAACAATTAGAATATTTCAAAGTATTTGACTCTACAAAAAAGATTTCTTGCACCGGTGGTGTGATGTTGAATACAGTCATCAACACCGAACTAAGAAAGATTTATGACCTAGATATACCACCCCATGTATATGATGGTGGTCTTAGTATTGGTGCACTCAGGTATGCTGTGGGACATGACTTTGATATAGGTAATTTTCCATACTGTCAAGATGACTATGCTCCAGAGGAAGTGAATGATGAAACTATCGAAAGAGCAGCAGAACTTTTAGCACAGGGTAAAATTATTGGGTGGTATCAAGGACATGGTGAGATAGGACCAAGAGCATTAGGAAACAGAAGTATACTCATGAATCCAATGATCAAAAATGGTAAAAGTATTTTGAATAAACGTGTCAAAAAAAGAGAATGGTGGAGACCATTTGGAGCATCAGTATTGAGGGAGAGAGCAGGAGAATATTTTGATATTGAAGACTCCCCTTATATGTTATACAATGCAAAAGTAAAACAATCTGGATTAGATTCCATCACACATGTTGATGGTACATGCAGACATCAAACTGTTACATACGAATCGAATCCCACATATTATAAACTAATTAGTGCCTTTGAAAAGAAAACTGGATGCCCTATTCTTCTCAATACTTCACTAAATATTGGTGGTAAACCAATTGCAGGTAGACCGGAGGATGCCAATGTTCCGGGTCTTGATATATTATTCGTAGGTAATCAAAGTAGGTAATCAAACATGAGTGTTTATTGTACATATCCATGGAGACAATTGTTCAGTGATTCTTATGGTGTCTACATGCCTTGTTGTATGGCAACTGTTGATCATCCTCATGATGGATGTTGGCATGGTGCAAAGTCAGATTTTCCTGCACCAAAAGTAAGCGAAGTTTCACCCTCTGAATTTTTTTATTCAGATTATATGAAGCAATTAAGATCTGATATGAGAAGTGGTGAAGTAACTCCACTCATCAATAAAGTTTGTGCGAATTGTATTAATGAAGAGAAAAAAGGTGGAAAAGGATTAAGAAAACCATCTTGGAAAGAACCATTAGGTAGAGTTATATCAGTCAAATTAAAATTGTATGGTAATGTATGTAATTTATCATGCTACATGTGTAGGATAAAAGATTCAAGTTCAAGAATAAGACAGACTGAAAAATTAATGGAGATTGATCCTGAGTTTGGTGAGATGCTTGAGTATGATAAATTGACTTATGATATGAAACATGGTGGTGTTAGTTATAATGTCATAGAAGATATAAAAAAATTAGCACCAAAAATAGAAAAGATATACATTATTGGTGGCGAACCATTCATCATGCCGAGACATTATGAAGTATTGGATTCTCTTATTGAAATTGGTCAGGCAAAAAATATAATCTTAAAGTATCACACAAATCTTACAAAGTTAGAGTGGAAGGGGAATCATATTTTTGATTACATAAAAGAATTTTATGGTTGTGAAATAAATTGGTCATTAGAAGCGTTGGGAGAGCAAAATGATTATATAAGATTCGGATCAAACTGGGAATCAAACTTAGAAAATTATCATAAGATAAAGGACCATGCAAAAGTTTGGGCAAACGTATGTGCCTCATCTTTGTCAATCTTGTCTCTTGATAAGACTATAGAATGGATGAAAAGTGAGGGTCTTGGTTATTCAATTAATAATATTCAAGAACCTAGACCATGTAGGATTGATTCACTTCATCCAAAAATAAGAGAGCAACTTCTACCCATGTATAGAAACACAAAATTGGAGAGTGAATTATCAGCAGAAGTAGAAGATTGGGAAGAGAGATGGGAAGAGTTGTTGAGATATCTCAAGGCACTTGACAAAGTAAACAAAACAGACTACACTAAAGTTTTCCCTATATTGAATATGAAATGACATGCCTAGATTATCATCGGAAAAATTTTACGAAACATTAAATAATTTATCTGGAACCGATAAGTATAATCATAAAAAATTAGAGAAAACAAATCCAAGGGTAGAAAATTGGAGAAGTAGAAACAAAACTTGGACTGGATTATATAAAAAAAAATCTGTTTCTTCACAACCAGATAATTTATATGAATTATATTTGAACAAACCTACATTCAGGGTCTTAAATATACACGCACATAACGGTTGTAATTTAGCATGCAGGGGATGCAATCATAATAGTCCTTTTCTCGCACCCGGTAGTTTTGTGAATGTTGATATGATGATCAAAAACATAGAGACAATCTTACCAAGAATAAATGTATGGTCACATATAAGTGTGTTAGGAGGTGAAGCACTTCTTGAACCAAGATGTGAAGAAATATTGACTGCTGTAGAAAAAAATTATAATGGTCGAATAAAATTATATTCTAATGCAACATTACTGTATGAAAATAGAGAGTGGATAGTAAAACACATGAACAGAGGTGTCAAACTTTATGTGACTCTTCATGTTCAACCAATGAAAAAATCAGGAAAAATACTTTACAGTAACGTAGAAAAATTTATAGAATATGCAAAAGATAAAACTGAATTAGAAGAAAATTTACATATAAGTGAAGCATGGGAAGAATCGTGGTTTGATATTGTAAAACATGAGGGAGATAAAATTTATCCGTATAACGACAATAATATTGATGAGAGTTGGAATAACTGTACATGTCCTAACCCACAACTGTATGCTGGCATGATATGGAAGTGTCCTATAATTGCATATCTAAGAGAAACAATTGCATCCACAGGACAACTTGATGATCCTGCATGGAAACCTTACTTACAGTATCTGGGCACTCCCATTGATGCACCAATAGAAGATTTATTTGAGATGGCGGATCAAACACTCATACCACATAAAATGTGCAATATGTGTCCATCAAATCCTAAATGGCATTATGCACATGAACAATTAAGGGGTGTTAAGAATAAAATAGCACAACTGATACAATGAACTGTGTTACTTCTATAAAGATAGGAAAAAAATATTCTTCTATCTATGTCAACAATTTATATAAAGCAATAAGGAAACAATGTGATCTTGATTTTATATGTTTCACAGATGATCCTACTGGCATAGATCCAAATGTAATTGTATATGATATGCAACCTCTTGTAAAAGACTCATCTAGATGGAAGAAAGAAGATCCTTGGTATGCACAATATGTCCCACACTTGGCAGATGATCCAAACATGTGGATGAATTCTAAAATGAAAAGTATAGGTAGTTATTCTTGGTGGCCAGCATGGAATAAATTAGAACTATTTGCTCGTGAGGAATTAGATAAGTATGAGAAGAAAATATTTTTTGATCTTGATATGGTCATTCAAGGTGACATCAAACCTATACTTGATTTTGAAACTAATTTCGCACTGACACCTGCAAGATGGAAGTCAGAAGAGTGGGCGAATAAAAAAACTAAACGAAATGTTGAAAGAAATAAGTTGCCTAAATTTACATTCACTTCAACCTGCTTTGTTTGGAAGAATGTCAAGTTCATTTATGAACAGTACATACCAAATTGGCAAAAATATGCTAGGATCTATAATGGAATAGATGTCTACCTACATCAAAATCATTTATCTGAATTTGAATTACTACCAAAGATTTTTTATTCTTATAGAGAAGGATCAGAACCAGAACACTATCGCGAGTCTTCTAAAGACGCTGCTGAAATTAAGAAACCTTACTTTAAATACATGCCAGAGTATTCTGTATGCAACTTCCATCAAAAACCTGACATCCACGAACTAGATCATGAACACATCCTATACAAGATATGGAATGACTCCCTATGATACCTATAAAATATATCTCGCGATGAAAAGTCACTTCACCAGAGAAAAGTATGATTACTTTCAGTATGGTGGTAAGACAAATGCTAGTCTGGATTCATTTTATAAGAGAAAGGATAGATATTTCTTTGAGAAAACATCGAGGAAGTATCCTGATGAAGAGGTCAAACAATTCTTCGTTGCTAATTTTGTAGAGTCAAGTGATCCTCAAAGTCTTTGGATAGGTACGATCGCAAGGACAGGTGACACAACCTATTCAACATGGCAGAAGAGACAGCAGAGTTTATACTACAAATTCACTCAAGAGATAGATGAATTATGTAAGGTTCCTTTTACAGAGTGGTTCATAGGTAAGGGGCACCCACACATACTCAAGTGTCATTTAAGAGATGAGTTGAGTATTGAGAACATGATAATTTTAGATAAGGTTTTTGGATATAAGAAAAATTTTGATAAGATCTTGACTGACCCTGTATGGGAGAAAATCAGTATGAAAATGCATAAGTATTCACCCTTTCTAAATATTGATATATTTAAATACAAAACTTATCTAAAGGAACAACTGTATGAGTAAATTCTTCAGATCACAGATCATTCAAGAAGAAATGCAGGATATATTTGAGACACAGAAAGACCTTTATGCAGTCATCATGAGATTCCCGATGATGACTGTCGAAGAGCAGAGAGATCATATGAAAAAACTTATATCACTTATTGATAAGCAAGAAGTTATGTGGACAAGGTTATCACTATCAGATGACCCTGAAGCAAAAGAAATGAAAGATAAAATTCAGATGACTTCTGCTGCAATGGGATTCAAAAACGTTAATATGAACACAATATTTAATAATATGAGACAGACATTAGAGAATTTGTCTGACAAATTACATACATAATACTAATATTACACATTATTTTATGTTATCTACCGCATATCGTCTACGGTTAGTGGACATCTGCAAATCTATTGCAGCAGGAACAGAAGTTAGTATAGACGACATGATATGGGCACAGAAATTGGCGAAGGCAAATACATCAGCAAGAGGTATGTTACAGTCAGCTAGACGATTAGCGTCAAGTGATGACGATTCTTTTCTTAAACACTTGAATTTAGGAGACCCCGATTCAAGGAGACATAGAAGGGGTTTCACAGATGCAAGTGATATAGTGGACTGGTTTAGACCTGATAGATCAGACGATTGGAGGCAAAGGGATTGAAAAAAATAATAGAGAATATTAGAGAGTGGATTCGCCTTGAAAAAGAGTGGTGGATATCAGAGGTCTTTATGTTTTTGCAAGCACCTCCAGAACCAGAACCAGAAGAGGATGAGGAAGAAGAAGACTAATGTGGGAATTTTTTAAGTGGGCATGGGATTTACCGTGGAGTGAAGGTATTCCTTTACTCGGTTGTCTATTTGTATTCTGGTACGGAAAGAAATGGATAGACAAAAAATTTGGTACAGATTCTTTTAGTAAGAGGCAAAAAAGAGAACTCAAACAGATTGTCAAAGAAGCAATACAAGAGACAAAATTATGAGTTGACATTACCTAAATAGTATGTTACATTACACTTGTGTATGATTTATGCAAGGTGTTAATCCACCAATCTACTCAATCCGACGAATCCAATTAATCAAACTAATGTCATTCGCAAATCTAAAAAAACAGTCAAGACTAGGCAGTCTCACTTCTAAACTTACAAGTGAGATCGAAAAGATGAACAAAGGCACAACTAATGGTGCCGATGAGCGTCTTTGGAAACTAGAAGTTGACAAAGCAGGTAACGGTTATGCTGTAATCCGTTTTCTTCCTGCACCCGACGGGGAAGAACTTCCATGGGCAAAGGTATGGTCACATGCTTTTCAAGGTCCCGGAGGTTGGTACATTGAGAACAGTCTCACCACACTAGGTCAGAAAGATCCAGTGTCGGAGTACAACAGACTACTATGGAATAGTGGTAGTGATGAAGATAAAGATCAAGCAAGAAAGCAGAAGAGAAAACTCTCATATATTTCTAACATATATGTCGTAAAGGATCCTGCTAACCCACAGAACGAAGGTAAAGTATTCTTATACAAGTTCGGTAAAAAGATCTTTGATAAGATAACTGCAGCAATGCAACCGGAGTTTGAAGATGAGGAAGCAATTGATCCATTTGATTTCTGGCAAGGTGCTAACTTCAAGTTGAAGGCAAAAAACGTTGCCGGATATAGAAACTACGATTCAAGTGAGTTCACAAAAACCGAGGCATTATTGGATGACGATGATGCATTAGAAACTCTATGGAAAGGACAATTTTCATTGGAAGAGTTCACTAAGGCAGATCAATTCAAGTCCTATCAGGATTTGGAGAAGAGAATGAATGCTGTATTGAATCCTACGAGCACAAGAAAGTCACTCGACCCTGAAACTTTTGATGAGCAAGAGGAAGTTACCCTCAAGTCTCATGATCAGATTAAGGAAGAGGTAAGTGTTGTCAAAGAACCAGTCGCTGTGGCAGCAGATGATAACGATGATGCACTCTCATACTTTCAGAGACTAGCAGAAGAGTAAAACCAAAATCGACTTTTTGTTTCAAAAATACCGGAAAAATAATTCCGGTATTTTTTTTGCCTTAAGGTTTTTTATCTAGGTGACAGTAGTCTCAAATTGTCGCCTTTTTTAGTGCGATTATCAATATATTGTGAACTATTGGTATATGTCATAATATCTCTCATATCAGAAAACACGATATCTAGATAATTTGGTCTTAGAGTGTATATTTTTCTTTTTTCATCATTTTTGGCAATTTCGTATTGATAGTAAGATACAGAAGTTACAATTTCAGATCCAGATAACTCTCTTGGGTCACCATTGATATCACTGTAACGAAACTTGAATGATGCATCCACATGCAATCCCTTTTCTAAAAGTAACATACTGGGATGAGTTCTTACTTCCTTTGTCTCATAATGATGAATTTCTGATAGTTGTTCTGCAGAGTATTTGTTATCAAGGTACCTTTCAAGATCGTATTGCGACATTGGCCACTCGTCTCTTACATTTATAATATTATTAGATATAAGAACAATCCAATCCAAGTCTGAGTTTCCATATAATTTCTGAGCGACATTATCAGGTCGATCATCACCTATTATGCTATAGTAACCAAATACGGTTGCAGTAGAAAAGAAATCATCACGTATTTTTGCTCGTTTGAACAAATTCTTAGATCTGGAAAAATCAGTAGCAGAATTTCTACCATCTGAGAATGATGGTAATAAAACATCGGGAAACTCGTCGAAATATGCCATTAGAATCCTGTATCCTCCTTTGAAAGATAATCAAACTCAAGACTTGTGTTTCCATCAACATCCACAGGTGTTTCAAAAATAAAATCATCACTTTCAGAACGATAATCATCTTGGAATATGGGTGTTAATTCTGTAAAACTCATACTCATCACAGTTCTAACTGGCGATGATCCTGCTTTTGTGTCTTCGTATGATTGATATACACCATCAGGAGCATAATTTATTTCACAAGTAGTCAAAGCACATATTTTATGTCTTGGCAAACCTTTGATTGTGGTATTTTCTTGAGTGCGATATCTGAGTCTGAATACATTTGGAGATCCTAGGAAGAATAAATTATCTTGATTTCTATTCGGTGACATTCCCTTTTTGAAGAATTTTTGAATTTTTCTCATCATTGAAGCATCCAATTCATCATTAGGTGCAAATTGAAACTGAAATGTGAAATTTCTGAGTTTAGGACCCCCGAACAATAATTCTAAATTAGGGTTGATCGCAGCACCTGTGCCTCTTGTAAGAGCAGCACCCCCATCTACATTTATTCCTGCTCTTCCGAGTGCAAACTGTGCTAGAAATGAGGATAATGCTAAACTTGCGGGTTCATCTGTTCCAAGTGATCCATTGTTTATTTCAGTTATAAGTTGATCAAGATCTTTTTTCAATTCTCTCCCACCTGCTAATAAATTACCTTCTCCTATTGCAGTTTGTGCTGCACCAAAAGCGGAAAAGAATGCTGCTGCTTGAACAGGATTCAATTTATTACCACCCCATGTAACACCATTACTGTAATTAAGATTATTAGGAATTGGCATTTTTACCACACCAAGATATTGCTTTCCCGGTTTAAATATATTAGGGTTATCTCTGAGAACACTGTTTCTTCTAGTACCCGTGAGAAATGACACACTTTGACCATTCTTTTTCAAAAACATTGATTGAGGTGCTTGATATGCAAACTGCTCGATCACAATATGATCTTGACCTGCTTTACCGAATTCACCATACACTGCATCATGAGGATATTTTAAATTAACGATTTCACCTTCTCCTTGTCCAAATGCTGTTGCAAATTGTCTTGGTGCTTCTTGAAATACATCAGTTACATTTTCTATACCGCTTATACCGTTTATATTCTTAGAAGGTTCTTTTAGTTTCTTAGAACCTGTCTCATTTGATAGTTTTTCATCAGTGGTAGTGAGTAACTCTTCTACAGAATCTAAATTATCTTTTGGATCATTTGTTGTTGCTTTTGAAAGATCTATTTTCTCTAATTGATCAACTGTTATCATTGCTTGTACTTCTGGTACAAGTCCCTTTTCATTAATCTTTGCATAAACATCTGCCAAGAAATCATTATTTTTCCTAAGTTTATCTTCGATTTCTTTATGATCTTTTCCATGATAATCTGCCCATTGGTGGACTCTCATCATTTCTATTTTTAATGCATTAATAGAATTAGGATGTGTTTTTATTGCTTCATATATTTCTTCATCATCGTATTTACTATATTTGCCGACTGGACCAACTACTAAACTCGAATTTGTATTACTAAA